CCCGGCTCCTCTACCTCTGTTAGGAGGATTTTGAAACCCAGCGATTAACTGCTGGGGCCTAGCACGTAGACTCGGATCTTCCGAGCCCTCACCCTAGCACCCTTTTCCTTTCGTAAAACGAAATGGTCAAGGGGTGTTCCCACATCGAGTAAAGTCTGCCTTATAAAGGCATCTCGATAGGGCCCACGGAGCGCATCAATACTCGGTTTGAGTATATGATGGGCCTCAGCCTTAAGATGGATCGTATAGGCCGGAAGGAGTGTGTCTCCGCACTGAGGTGTCTTATCCCTTTTGGGGATTTCCACGTAAGTGTCAAAGACATAACCCGACCAGCCATAAGATCTCTTCAAGGGTTCTGCATAGCTAAGGAGATCGGCACCAGAAATTAGGTGACCGTCGCCATAACCGTCAGGTCCAAAAATCTTGAACTTGGCGGGAAGCTTCTGCAGCAACAAGTCCCTGATCTTGCGATCAGGATCTTGATGAGGCTTACGCATAAGATGGTTGTAAAAACACACTACGATGTGGTGTGTCATCCTATTGCGTATAAAGAAAGGTCGTACATCTTTACCAAAAACAAAGTCTCCCCCGCAACTTTCGCGGAAAGGTCCTTCGAGGTAGCTCTTCTCAGAGTTTACTTCGAACCCGAATTTCGGGAAATATTTTAGGACCAATTCAGCAAGTTGCTTAGGCACAATGATGTCGTCTCCATAAATACCACACGTGGATCTATGGAAGGCTATTTCATGATGCCGGGCGATACCGTACACTAGAGCGTAGAAGATCAAACTTTCTAGCTCGAATGTGTACCCATTACCCATACTGGAGAATTTTTCCAGTTCGAGAATGGTACCACGGTAAGAGACGCGATCGTCCCTCAATGAATCAAGGAGCTCGAACCAATCAATCGGCAAGAGCTCCATAACCAATGAGTAACATATCAGGTCGGAGGCTGATTTTAAGTCAATAGTAGCATCGTCGCCCGTTAGGGAGGCGATTCGCGCGCGTTCACGCTGGGTGTGCTGACCATTATAAAGGTCGATTCCACTCTGCAACAGACGTTGCTTCATGTAGCTCCCAACTGATCGCTGGTACATCCCGGTTAAGGATGGACCAATTACGATAGCCCTATGTGTCTTAAAGTTCTTAGTTACAAACTCCAACGAACCGGGAACAACTTTCACGGTACCGTGCAACTGGTACCACCGTTTCGTGCCCTCGATCATTTGAAACAATATATCGAGGCTGGATTTGCTTATACTAGGCGGAGTCGACAGCTTGAATCTTGCTGACGTCTTCTTACGACATGTGACGGCTGCACCCGGTCCGAAGCTAGGTTTAAGGTCACGAATTTTCGGTGCGTCACCGAGGATTTGAGCGATTTTCCATTGCGCGTAAAAAAGAATACACGCAACGTCACTATTACTAGTGAGCTCGCCTCCGCGGAACGCATCATTCGTTTCCCGACACTTTGCTTCAGACGCCTGAAATGAGGCAAAGGCAACCGCTTCACGATCTATATCAGAACGAAGGTCTTCATCTTTCGAGAAAAGAGCCTTCATTTGATCTAGAGCGAAACGGCTGTCAATACCCTCATTAGTCCAGGCAGCACCAGGAGGAAGGGCGCTAAAGCTACGGTAAGGATCGATACTACTATCCATACCAACGCCACTACGCTCACTAAGTGCGCGAGCCAACTCCCAACGGAAGTTGTCCGACTGCGTACGACTCCAAACATCATACCTACCTCTCCTCTCTAACGGGACTGCACCACGTGACTTAGTTTCATCACGATGGTGGCCACGCATCTGCATAGCAGTTGACATGGTTAGTCTCCGTTAATTAGTACGAAGGCGTAAGATTATCGATTGCATCGATAACCTGAGCATTCGCTAATGCATTTTTTGCAAGAGTGCGAAGATCGGTACGTTGTGCAGCGGTGCCGCGATCAGGAAGCATAAACGTCATAACGACGCGATTTGTATATGCCACCTTCGGCGCAGCAGTATAGCCGCTGGAGTTATTACCAGTCGCAGTTTCGAGCGCAGGCAACACTAGTTCCACGGTTACTGACTTCACGTTTGCGTTAAGCGTCTTCTGTGAAACCTTCAACACTTCCTGACCAATCAATGGCAAGGCCGAGTCTTGGGTTCTATAGAGAGACGCCATACCGCTCTCGATCGGTTGGTAAACATGGTTCACCGGTGTCGCTTTACCATCAGCGATGGTGATTGCAGAAATTGCAGACATAATACACCTTTACTTAAGGTTGAAGAACCGCTAAAGCGGGAGGAAACTCCTGACAAGGTCAGAAGGGTGTTACACAACGTCATCACGACGTGCATCGGGCGAGACTAACGGACAGACTGCCGTAGAAACGCCATAGCTGTTACCCAGTGAGATAAATTGTCCCCAAGGGGATTTTTTATCGTAGGAAAGAGCCAAGGTAGACCAGCCATAACGGCGCGAGAGTTCAATGGCCCCGGTCCAACGTAAGTGTAGAACGAACTGGTGTCCCAGTACCTTATATCATATAAGGGACTGACCCACACAGGATCGATCAACTCTTCACGTTGATGCCGGGTCACATAAAACCTCGCACCTCTGGTCTTGTTGGAGGCATTTAAAGCAGTCAGAAAGTTACCGATCGGGAGAACCCAATCAACTAACCAACTGAGCTTTGTAACTTCCCACGCTACGCTGAATGGATCAGTTAAACCGATACAATCAGCCTCCGAAAGAGTTACCATTTCGGTCTCACCCCTAATCTCGGCGACGCATTTTAAGCGCCACCTCCATTGGGAGTAAGAACCGTACGGTATCTGCTTTTCTTCGGAGTACTTTGCACTTTTGCGGGTGCGCTTCACAACTTGATATGACCTAAGCATCCACTCATACGCGTCCTGTATATCGGACAGCGTCGGGAGGATACCAAAGTGCCAAACCATGAAGTGATTCGCAGCCACACGCGAGTATGAAT